CTCCAAGAATAGCCATTTAATTATCTCCTTAGCGCTTAAAATGCCAAACCAGCTACTTCTTCAAAATCCACCCCTGTTCTCACAGCTACAAAATTAAGTGTAATGTAGTTGATTGAACGAGCTGGCTTAATGAAGATATTCGCGATAAATTCATTTCTATCAATAACTTCAGGAGTATTGTTTGTTTCATCACAAACAACTCTGAAATCAGTGATACCTCTTCTTCCCTTGACTTCTCTCAGGAATGGCTCGACGATATTAACAAATTCTGCTCTAGTAAACTCATCGTTAAACTCGAACAGTGTATTTCTAGCAGCAAGCGCAATAGCTCTTTCTACTACCAAGAACAATCTTCTAACATTGATTCTATCAAATGCAGATGGACGCGCTAATGCTGTCTTATCACCAAAGAGAAGAACCCCTTGACCTGGCAGATTAGCAATTGGATTAACTCCTGCTTTATAGAGAGTATCTCTCTCTGCCTTAGTTGGTGAATAAGCTAATGCAGTAATACCTAAGTATTGACCTCTTCTAGCACCTGCAGGTGAGAACCATGGTGCGGTGTTAAGATCAGATGCTGCAATTATACCAGCTGTAGAAGATGCTGCTGGAATAAATCTATACTTATCGTTAAACTTATCATATACTTTTAAGAAGTTATTATCAACTACTAAGTATGATGAATTAGTAAACGTATCAGCTGTAGTAACAGAACTAGTAACAGGAGAACTGTTATTAATAATATCAGAACGAGCTGGTGAAGTGATTACAATACAATCCTTACGTAAAGATTGAGCTGTAGTTACCAGATCATTAACAACTGTAGTAGCAGTTGTTCTATCTGCGTGTTGAGGAGCGATTATAAAATCAACCTCAATTATATCTTTATCTTCGAAAAGATCAAACCCAGTTAAGAAATTAGCAGTAGTTAATGAGGTTGTGTTAATACCCCCACCGAGTGATAAGAGAGAACCATGTGCACTATCACCCTTGAGATTCGTATCTTTAAAGTCTACTGAACCAGCAGCTGTAGTACCATAGGAAGTAGGTAATCCTAATGGATAACTTCCAGAACTATCAAATGAAGAATCTCCTGCTAAGTAGATATAAGAAGAAGAAGTATTAACTACATCTCGGACGTAATTAGTAGTTCCTGATGAAGTCTTAGCATTAGGCGCTAACGATAAGAATGGGAACGTCTCTACTACAGTTCCTTGAGTTCCTGTTAACAATCCGTCTTCATCAATAACAGCGACGTGAACTTCATCGTTAGTTGCTCCCACTGAAGCAGCGAATGCAGAAGTACCAGGAGCTGCATCGAAACTCCCTTTGTAAGTCCAATTATCCCAATCTGTACTAGCAGAATCACTTGCTGTTATTACAGATACTGCCAGAGAATTACCTAGCTCACCAGGATATTTAGCAACCCACCCGCTAGTGTTCCACGAGCCTGTTTCAAAGGTGTCTTCGTTCTTAATATAAGGAGCTGATGTACCACCGATAAAAGAGTTTTTAGCGGAATCTCGGCCAACCCTTACTACTTGTAAAGCGTTTGAATATTTAAGAAAGTAATTTGCTGACAAGAAGTCAATCGCATTACTATCTGTCGGAGCCCCGAACGTTTCAACAAGAGTTGCTTCGCTGCTAACCCTCGTTGTCTTCTCTACTGGACCCCAAGAGAAATTACCTACAAAAGCGCCAGTCGTGGTTTGTACGTTAGGTACACCACCGGTAAGATCTACCTCTTTGACGACAATTGCTGGCGACTCTGAAGGAGCGAATAAAGCCATAATTGTTTCCTTTTCGAAAATAAATCTGATCAAACAACATTTGCTTTAGATTAATATCTGTCATGTCTGAGAAATACTGAGTTGATACAAAGAATCCAAACATAACTAAATTCATCATTAGGTCATCATGATTACCATCTGAAGCTTGATATGATTGACCTTTAGCTTCAAATGTAGACATTTCCATAATTGTATTTTCATCTCTTACTATCAGCTTATTGGTTTCCATAATATCTTTAATAGCTGAACAACCAAGGCGTTTTACCTTCTTGTTCATAGTCACACCAATAGAGTTAGCTTTAGTAGCAGATTCCATATGAATATTTTCGTATTCTAATTCATGATATAAACCATTACATACTACCGAACCTTGATCATTAGACTCAATGACTACATAAGCCTTGTTATACACATTAGCATACTTATAAATAATATTAGGAAAGAGGATCGGAGAAATAGTGTTGTTGCGATATACAGCTACTTGCTCAAACGGTCTTGTACTAATATCGATCACGTTAAACGTAGAATAATCCTGACCTCTTCCTTTCGATACATCGACAGTCATGATGTACTCATGATTTTTTTCTGGCTCCTTGTAAACTAGAAGACACCCTCCTTCAAAAACCTGCTTAGGGTTTTCAGTTCTCAGGTTAAGAAGAGTATCTCCGCTAATTAATGTATCACCAGTCCCGAAGAATGTATTACCAAACTCTTGATCAAATTGCAACTGAGAAGTATTACGAACAGTTTGCTCTTTCCATTCCTCATCTCGTCCAGGAACATCCCACCAATCTACTCTGAATGGTTTAAATTCATTAACACCTTGTACTGCTCCTTCCCAGATCTTCTGATAAGTGTTACCAATACCGTTAGCAGTAGATGTAATGATTACCTTTGTATCTTTACCTGAGGAAACAACAGGGTATGTAGATGTATAGAATTCTGCCGCTCTTTCTACAAATGCAAATTCGTCTAAGAATAGAAGGTTTACTGACATACCTCGAATAGAAGAGCCAGATGTAGCTGCAGCTACAATTCTAGAATTATTACTAAACTCTATAGATCCCTTATTAAGAGCCTTACAGCCAGGTTGTAAGAAGAATGGAAGATTTTCTAATGCTAGAGTAACACGAGCAAGCATTTCTCTTGCAGTAGCACCCTTGTTAGCCAGAACTGCAATAGTTTTCTCAGGATGAAATACAGCATACCAAAGTAAAAATACTACAGATGAAATTGACTTGCCAGATTGTCTACAGGCTAGTACAATTGAAAATCGATTATCATTAAAATGATTAAACATTCTTTCTTGATAAGGATATAGCTCAAAGGGAACTAATCCTTTATCTAGAGAAATAATTTTAACATAATTAGTAGCAAAGTATGCAGGATCTTTCATGCATTTAGCATATTCTAGAACTTGTTCTTGAGTCCAATCCTGTACTACACCGTCGCGTTTTATATTGACGTTGCCTAGGTAAGTTTCATTACTCTTTAGGTGTGACATCTTTAACTACATCTTGTTGTAGAAGTTTTTGGAGATCAGTAGTAGAACCAATAAACACATTGTTAGTTGTAGCACCTTCAATCTGTTTTGGCTGTTCTTTAAGATCTTTAGTCTTCTTATTCAAATCCATCAGCTTATCATTAACATCCGATATGTTTTTTATCATACCAGATAGTACTTCAAAAGCTCTAGGGTGCTCTGTCTCCCTAGCTACTTCTATCATTAAATCAAGACTCTCCCTACCTTTTTCGATTAGATCGTAATAGGTAGTTCTAGAGTAGTCATAATCACTTTGCACATTTTTATCTGAATCTTTCATAACTAATCGTCAAATGTTAAATCAATTGTAGTACTAAATCCGAAATCACTATCCGGAGAACCATAAACAGTGTCCGGATTAGGAGTAGTTGTTATTGTCTGAAGTTGAATATCAGAATCATTTAAACCAGCTTCTATATTGTATACATTTGCTATAGAAGTATTAATAACATCTGATTGATCGACTGGTCCGTAGAAATTAACATTCATATCAAAATTTAAAGTATAGATGATAGTTCTTCTTTCAGTTAAAGCACCTTCATAATCATCCGTAAATGATACACCAGTAATAGCTATTGGTATATCTTCTCTTATGTTAGGATAATTCTCAAAAGGCTTTATAGTCAATGTATACTGAGGATTAAAATATGGTAATATTTGCTCTACTATTTGCAATGCATCGTCTTGTGACTTAGCATATACACTTAGCTCGAAAGAAATTCTATAAGGAACGAAACTAAAAAACTTATTCCGTTGATTAATCACAGAACCTAACTGCTGAAAATTATTAGTTTTTTGAAGCTGTCTTGAAGGATCATACGTAAAAGAAGTAATTTCAAAAGACATTCTAGGTAATTTTATAGCTACCTTAGTGTCTGTATCAAGATCTGGATTTTCTCTTATTCTATCTAAGTAAGCTCTTTTTGGTCCATAAGAAAGAGGTACTTTAACTGAGCTTACACTGGTGCCAGAAGATGTTCTTCTTACTACATAAATGTCATTAAAAATTCGTCCAAATACTGCAACACATTTTTTTATTTTTTCATGATAATAATGATTACCAAACATTACGAGGGATCTCCAAACGGATTAGTTTCACTGAAATCAATGAAATCTGTTACTGTAGTAAACTCACTATTATCTTCATTAGAGCTCAGACGATTTAACTCCTCTACAGAACTAGGAGCTATAGTCTCAATACCTGTAGCTACATCTGTAACGTTTCTAGTGGTAACAAATGAATGATACTCACCATCAGAAGCCCCCACTCTAGCAACGTCTAGCTCCCTAGTAGTACTATTCCACTTTACAACTTCACCTGTAACAACCACACCACTAGATAATGTCTGAGTCACCGAACCGCCTTCAGTAAACTCTAGCGCGACAGGAGCACTTATAGTTACTGTAGGAGCGACTGCAAAGAAAGAATGATTATTACTCGTGGTAATACTATCTACAGTACCAGAAGATAATGTAGCCGTAGCTGTAGTAGTAGGTGTATCAAAGTTCAATACAAATATATCGTTACTAGCATTACCTGATCTAGCTGATGATGGAACTGTAATAATATCTACAAGATTCGGATTCGTAGTATTAGCTAATACATCGTCAATATAACCATCTAAAGGACCGTAAACAAACGTATCAAAGGCATCAGTACCTCCCATCACAACTGTATCCCCGAACAGACCCCCGTAGTTTACACTATTCTGTCTATAGACTAATTCTCCATCAATATAAATCTGAAGAGTTCTTGGGGAAGATCCAGAGGCTGCACCTCTGATAGAATATGATACATGGTGCCATGTACCAGTGGTTAATTTATTAGCTCCCCCTATATTTTCGAAAGTCTCAATAGTTCCTATACTGTCGTTATAACCTACAATCTGACCATTAGTGTTTACAGCTACATGATACTCATAATTTATTAATTCCGCTGAAGTAGGTTTTCCCCAATACCCTAAACCCATAAACTCATTCTCTGAGGGTAGGGAATTTATAAAAACAAAGAAGTCTAACGTTCCTGTATAAGACTGATCTGCTTCATCTATAGTTTTTGAATAGGAGGTTAATCCATTTACATCTGCAGTAGCAGGGAAGAGCGAATTAGTACCGAATTTTTTCTGAGCGTTTATTTCAGGTAGCCCGCTTAAGGTAACAGTAGGTATATTTACATACCCAACACCAGCATTTGTTATATTATAGCTGCTAATTGTATTATTAGTTAATACAGCGGACACAGTCGCTGTCGTCTGAGTAAAGGATAATCTGTAAATATAATCATAGAGCTCTTGAATACTATCAATATCAGCAACGCTAGTACTAAACGCTTCGCTGCTATATTCAAACAATTCACAACGGAGCTTATACACTGGTAAGTTGCTAAGCTGGTAAAACGGTTGTTCATGCTCAACATGCATTATCTCAAACAAACTATTAGATAGGGGGAGATAAATTAAATCCCCTTCTCTCGGTCTGATCGAGTTAATATCGTTATCTCTTCTACCTACTGTGCTAGACCATCTCAATCTAGCCACTACAAACGTGGCGGCATCTCTAATCTGCACACCAAATTTAGTAAAAAGATCTCCTTCACCATCAAAACCATCTATATTTTCAATATACATCTCTACTTTATAGGCAGAATTAAAACTAGAGGTAATATCATCACCTAAAATAGTATCTTCGCTTACAATATCTCTAGGCAGATAATATACATCTTGACCGTACATCTTTAAAGATTCGATGACGATACTTTCGTATAATTTCTGCTCCGATCTCACTGCATCAGAAAAGTAAATGTTACGCATATTATCCTACAAAGAAGTCAGGTGGAAGTTCTTGTTCCATTCTAATTGTTTCGCGAAGTCTTTCTATTTCTTGAGTAGCATCGTCATAGAGCTGTCTACCGTTCAATTGAACTCCTCCAGGAAGCTGCATACCTTCAAACTTAATTAAATTCATACCCCACTGCTGTTTAATAAGCGCTGTAGAATATTCCTTTAACCACATATTATTCCATACAGTAGTATACGTGTCTGGATCGTTGATCTCGTATACTTCAGCTATTAGATATGTACCTTCTTCAATATCACCATCAGCAAAATCACCATGAACATATAATCGGTTTCTTATACGAGAAAAATTAACCTGAGGAGTACCAGTTAGCTTCATATCTAGTAATGACAAATACTGTTGCATTTGCTCATAATATGCTAAATCACCAATATAGCTTTGCATATCAGCAATATCGTTTAGGTGCATTTGATACTTAATATCGAAGAAGTTTCTAGAGGTTGCTCCAGTAAAAATTGGAAACAGTCTATTAACATAGATGATATTAGAAGAAATAGTAATATATTCATTACTAATATCCTCTGCAGTAACTAGGTGTTTTAAAAAAGTACGTTGAGTAGCATCTGAGTGAAATTCTTGAAAATATTGTAATGCTTCATCTACTCTATCTTCAATCTGATCATCATCTATGTTTACTTCAATCACAGGTTCTCCCAACCTGCGTTTGCAATAATCGATAAATTGATCTCTAGTCGCTGGGTTAGCCATAGAATGTTCCTTAAATTTCTATGGTTATTTATATAGTTTTAATCTTGTGCGGTAGATTGTGTGTTGTATCTATCATAAAATAAGTCCACGTGAGAAGTTGCAGTTCCTGAAGATATAGAAAAAGGAAAAACATCAACATTTCTTGTAGTGCCAGGAATAGTCGGTGAAAAACCATTTACCGTAAATCCCTTAGTTACCGTCTGAGTTGTCCCATGACTAGATCGTGGAGTTGATAAATCACCTACATCAGTTGAAGTTCCAGAAGTTATACCATATGGAAATTTCTGGATCACATTTCTAGTGAGAGGGGGGAATGATCCCCCTGTCATAAATCCTTCGGATTGAGATGATATTCCACCTCCAACAGCATTACTACTAATAGCTAAATCACCCACCTCAGTAGCAGTGGTACTTCTTAAAACAAAGGGAAATTTTTCAATAGTAGTTACTTGAGCCGGAATGTTACCCCCTGACGTAAATCCACTAAACTCAGAGGAATAAGACGCTACATTTTGTTTAGCGGCTACTAAATCTGCAGGCTCATCTGCTACTCCTCCACTAATAGAGAAAGGAAATCTTTGTATAGTACTTATACGTGGAGGTGAGGGTGCTAATCCTCCGGAAGTGAATCCATCTTCCCTGCTACTATGACCACCATGATAACTAGTTTCTACCGCTAAATCCCCTGCATCCGTGGCAGTACCAGAAGTAGCTGCAAAAGGATACTTATCAATCTGTTTTAATCTAGTAGGAGAGCCAGGATCTTGAGTAAAACCTCCAGATACAAAACCGTGAGTATCAGAGGAATGTCCATTTCCTCCGTAATTAGCATAGCTCAAGTCTCCTACATCTCCGTCTGTAAAGACAGACCCGTCTGATACAAAGGCAAATCTTTCCCTATAGTTAACTCCAACAAACGGTGGAGTAGTTGCTCCTCCGTTTACGAATCCATTAATTGTTCCTTGCATTGGTGTATTAATTTCAGAAGGGTATAAAAATTCTCTACTAGAACCAGCTATAAATTGACTGGTAAATCTTAATCCATCTGATTCGATAAGCATTTCAATTTCGCGATCATTCTCCGAATCTCCCAGAAATGTAATTCTATTACTATACACTCTAATAGTCATATTTATTCCTGTATATTATCCGGACTCTGATCTCGAGCAACGTTTAAATCGCCGACATCTTGAGTAGAAGCTGAGACTATTGCAAATGGAAATTTATCAATATTAATAACTCCAAGGTTAGGAACAAATTGTCTGAAACCTCCTGCTACAAATCCATGAGAAGAAGATTGACTACCGGCAGCTCCTGAACGGCGATATTGAATAACTCCAACCTCTACAGCATAATTATCTGCGTTAACAAAAGAGAACTTCTGAATAATATCTACAGTATTATTAAGTATACCATTTAATCCACCTGAAGAGTAAGCATGAGTTGAAGAATTCGAAGATGCGTGATAGCTTAGCGGCGATAAAAGATTACCAATATACGAAGATGTACCTCCAGAGATGGAGAAAGGATACTTCTCAATAGATGATGCATCTCTAGTTGCAGGAGCAGTTCCAACAAGACCACCTGAAATAAAACCATCTGTACTAGAAGAATGACCCTTAGACTCCTGACCTCCATTTCTCAACAAATCACCAACATCGGTAGATACACCTCCGGAAATAGCAAATGGAAATTTTTCGATAGATTTATCTGCTGATGGTGAAGAGCCGATTCTTCTTCCTCCAGTGATAAAAGCATCTGTAGGAGAGTTAGAACCACAATGATCTTGGTTACTACCAAGAGTTAAGTTGCCTACATCAGAAGCTGTTCCACCTGAAATAGCAAATGGAAATTTTTGAATGTCTTGTATAACTCCAGTTATAGAAGGACTAGGTTGATCACCCCCGGCTATGAAACCATCGGTTGAAGAAGAGTGTCCTGTAAGTACAGAACTTACTTCAAGACCAGGAGCTAAGTCACCTACATCTGAGGCTGTTGCACCTGAAATAGCTATAGGAAATTTGTCTATTCTACCATCTGCAGCGTTTGTTACATCTTGACCACCAGCTATAAATATATTAGAAGAAGCAGGAACAGGAGGAGCTAAAGATGCTGCAGATGTTAAAGTAGCTCCTACAATACCGTTAAAAATAATAGCAGTACCATCATTATTAGGCTTTAAGCTATGAAGACCAAAATGTATAGCACTATCAACTATTTCAAAATCTACAACACTTGGAGCTCCACTAGTATTATCTAAAACAGACGGACTAGTGGTTGCTCCATCTCCTGCACCCGGTGAAGTTTCTGTACCGTAAATTATTCCATTAAAATTAATACCAGAGTCATCTAGATAAAGAATATAGGATTTTGCTACAGAGCCATCGGATTCTGACTCGTAATCGAATTCGATTCTTTTATCAAAAAATCTGATAGCCATGCTAATCCTTAGAAGTTGTCTTCTATTATCTCTTTAAGAGTATTAAAAGCATCAGGCTCTTGCATATTTAATTTTCTTAGCACTTCGACTAATTCACCAGACTCGATTAGTTCTTGAATGACAATTGCTAGTCCATCTTCCATTATGAGTTTTCCTCAACATATCTATTATACCACTCAAACGCTAATGCCTCTACTCCATCACTGTCCATATAAATTGGTTCAGGGTTAGCAAATTGCTCTTCATCATCAGGATGGATTAAAGGAGTATCAGAATGAATCCGTAACAATCTATTCGTAAATTCTGTTACATCTAATTCTTCTATGGTATCAGGCACATAATATTTTCTAGGCTCTGGATCTACCCAACCAACATAAGTATGATCTTGAGAGTTTTTCCACTGTCCTCCGCTTTTTACAAAATCTGGAACAGCTAATCCCTCCCTTGTTTTTATAAGCTTATATTCGATAACTGGCATTGTTATTCCTCTTTTTTATCCAGTAATACAACTTTAGTATCATAAGAGATATGACCTATAGGGTCTGGGTTAAAACCTTGAATTTTCATTCTAGTTTGATCAACCTTATGAATATCAGTCAACTCATCAGCTAGTTTATCAACAAACTCAAATAAACCTTCAGTACCCCAATCGTTACCTTCTACTTCTCTTTGTACATATTCTCTTAGCAACGCTTGTAATTTACCTACGTTTACACCAATTTGCTCAGCATACTCTTGCTCACCCTTTGATATTACACCGGTTTGTCTAACATCTCTCAGACACTGCACAATACTTCTTTTTAGATGAGTTCTAGTTTCGTCTTTCTCTATATCTTCTTCACTAAAATTATTAACCTTTTCTTTTAGATCATGATACAGACCTTCCAATGCTAAAACATCCTTCATAGCACCTTCAATATAACGAGTCCCTTCTACCATACCTTCACGAAGCTCGGCAAGTTTAACTTTTAATTCTACTTCTTTCCAATAATCTAAATCTTCAGTTTTCTGCAGCTGCTCTTCAATTTTACGAATTTTAATTTCATTCTTTACCTGACGCCATTTAGCATCCTGTAACGCTCTTTTTTTACCAGCCATCTCAGCAGCTATCTGTCGCATATTATTATACGGTGAATGGTAGGTCATATTAATGTGTTTCCACATCCATTGAGTATGACCATGATTCCAGATATCTTGTAGCTCTTCTACCTGAGAAAAAGCATCATCTACTCTTAAAGCATTCTCTTGTAAGCTACGACCACCAAAGCTTTCTTTTTCAGCTAAAGTTCCACGACCAAATACATTGCTCATAGGAACTTTAAATTTATCCTCTGAAAAAATATCGACTTCTCTTCGAATTTCTTCGTAAACTCTCACATCATTTTTTTTTGACATTAATAACTCCAAATTAATAATCTTATTTATCTAAATCTTTTTGACCCATGAACCCATATTACTAAAGCCCAGCGATCACCAGACTCAATTGACGTAACTTGATGAGGTAGATAGCTAGGGAAAAGATGAATAGAGCCTTGCTCCCTAGAAGCAGTTACTATATTACCACCATCATTTAAATTTAAATTACAACCAGTATAATCGTCAGGATCAGATAGTTGTGCAGTAAACGATATTTTACGAGTGGCTGCTTCACCAGGCCCGGCATCAATATGCCAGTTATAATGACCATTTACCTTATCATTTACATTATAATGAATCAATTGTAGAGAGTGAGTAATACCCATAATATCATAATCAAAATGACCTGCATTACTAATAGCTACAATATTAGCCACTTTGTCGAAGATCCATCGGTTTTCTTCATCATTATCTAGTGAAAAAATGTCAGCCGAGCGAATATCTCTATTTAAATTACTTCCATCTGTTCCTATGGACGCAGAACCTGAGTAATAACCATCCGTGAGCCCAATTATTTTTTTACATTCTTCTTTAGTAAACATTAGCTCAGGCATAGTTTCAGATGTAATTGGTAAATATCCAGGAAAAGTCACATCATTAGATGGTATCATTATCCCGTTACGAATAGGGTATCTGTATTCTACGTCTAATCGATTATTACCAGTAAGCTTAACTGGTTTTAAGTTTTTATCAACTCCTAACTGAGACCTACCGTCTCTAAACTCTGACTCAAAAGGACCTCCTTTCTCTACATAATGAAAGAAAACCTGAACTTGCCAGTTACCCTTAAATGGAGGTCTCCAATGAGCGATATCACAACCGCTATAGACAATCATTTCTCCAACATCCAGATCGACGCGCGTCTCTTTCTTTTCGTCCATAAAAATAGGCCAAATCTGTTTTGCATCAAAACCTAGTGTGAGTGTTGCGCTATATTGACAGGCTGGACGATCTTTATGAATTTTTAATTCTTCACCAGGCCGGTAGATTCTAGCGTAGGTATATGTAGGAAGAAGAACTTTTCCTATGTGATTTCCGATAGGTTCTGCCATTTGTTCAAGTATACTATCAAAGACTGGATCACCGTATACTGAATCAGACAGGGGACATTGTTCATCCTTTTCTAGCTTGCCTTCCTTGAAAAGAGTAAACATGTGATCAGTAAGTTCTTGACATCGCTGTCTATCGAATACATCTTTAAGAACTACATAACCAACTTCATCAAAAACATGCTTTGGAGTCATTTTACACCTAAATTATAAATTTCAATTTCTAATGATATTATATATCAGTCTTGAATACCAGTGGTACCTTTGGTATTCTGAGTAAGAGAACCAGCTAAATTAATAGCAGCATCATAATTAGCGTAAGGAAATCTTCTAATAGCATTAACTCCAGTAACAGGTCCTGTTCCTCCACCTGTAAAAAAGCCGTGGCTTGCTGACCCATATCCAGCAGCTAGAAATACACCAGGTAATAAATTACCTATCGTAGAGGAAGCAACACCTGAACCGTAAGGGAATTTTTCTAAATCATCAACGTAAATGGAACCAGTAAGACCTCCGAATACAAATCCATCTGTAGGGCCAGATACTCCTGCTACACCGTTTTTACCTTCTGACAAGTCACCTAGAGCTTCCGAAGTTAAACCAGATGATACTGCAAACGGAAATTTTTCTATACGCGTAACTCTAGCCCCAGCAGGTGGACTAAAACCTCCAGCCATATAACCATCCGTTGAAGAAGATGCTGCAGCTCTATCAAACGCTGGTGAGGTGCTAGGAATCCAACCAGGTGCAGCACCTGGTATTATTGAAATAAATCCTGGAGGAATAGCAAACGGAAAACGACCTATACTACTCTGGGTAACAATATCAGCACCGTGATATCCATGAGTTTCAGAGGAATGACCTACTCCACCATAGGAAACTACTGGGCTAGGCCATAAACCTATCGGAGATATGGAAGTACCACTAGCGATTGCAAACGGAAATTTTTCTAAAGATCGCACGCCCTGATTACCAGTAGTGGAACCAGCAGCTATAATAGCATCAGCGCCTCCAGTAGATGTAGTGCACCGTGTTCTAGCAGTCGCTAGATCAGCTATATTAGTAGCTACACCACCTTCACTTTGAGCAAAAGGCATCTTCTGTATTTCAGTATAATAACCCGGAGTACTTACACCCCCTACTGTAAATCCTGCTACAGTTCCTTGCATTTCTGTCAAGCCTATACTAGATACAGTAATGTAGGTTTGAGTATCATCGCCACCTTCAAGTTTTAGTTTGGTAACGTTTTTTACCTCTCCTTCATCAGTTAATATTTCATAACCACCTATCTGAATAGCCATTCTTTAATCCTGTGTCGCTGTAGAGCCAAATTTAGCTTCTAACATAAAACCTGCAGCTGTAGCCGTACCGCTTGATATAGCAAACGGAAACTTTTCCACATTACTAGCATACGGGCTTGGTGTTACAGTTTGCAAACCACCAACTATATATCCAAAAGAAGGTGAAGAATTGCCTGCTACATCTGTTCTATTAACTAACATATCCCCTACGTCTGTAGCCGTACCGCTTGATATAGCAAACGGAAACTTATCAATTGTATTTTCATTTGCATCAGGAATGGTGGTATTAAACCCCCCGCTCGTAAAACCATGTGAAGGGGTATTATGAGAAGCTAATCTAGTTTTACTATAATTTAAATCACCAACATCTGTAGAAGTGCCAGAAGTAATAGCAAATGGAAACTTTTCAATATCTGTGAAATATACTGTAGGTGAAGCAAGTATGGACCATCCTCCAGCATAAAAACTATTCTCATCAGATGCATTGGATGATCCTCCTTCCTTTGATTGAAGTAAATCACCAACATCTGTAGTAACACCAGTTATTGCAAATGGAAATCTTTCAATGGCAGAAAAAAGTACACCAGGAGAAGATATGAAAACATACCCTGCAGAATAAAAGGCATATTCATCCGATGAAGTACCTGCTCCTAGAATTTTTTTAGAAGAAAGATCACCAGCATTAACTGCAGTACCGTCTAATATTGAAAACGGATACTTTTGTATATCTGTATAATCTAATCCCCCAGGGTTGGCGGTACCTCCAGAATGGAAACCTGCAGCATCCGATTGATTACCAGTAGAAAAGTACATATCATTAGCAAGACTTCCTACCTCTACTACTTTTACAGATGTAGTAACAAAAGAAAACTTTTCTATATTATTAGAAGTAGTTACAGACGGGCTAGGAGATGTTTTACCACCAGTTATAAAACCTGCCCTTGTACCTACCATATTAGGACCAGAGGGAGACGCTATCTCAATAAAATTAGTGAACGAAGTAGCTCCCGTTAAGGTGATTTCTCTATTATCGCTAATTATTTCTTTATTATTTATTTTGTAAGCCATATCTTAATCCTGCTGAGCTGCCGCGCCAGATGTAGCAAGTGCTAAATCTCCTACTTTGGTTGTAAAGGCGTCTCCTCCTATACTAAATGGAAATTTGTCTATATCAGTAAAATAAAGTGAAACCGATAAAATGTTTCCTCCACTAAAAAACCCATGTGAAGGGCTAGAGTGCCCCATGCCTGGATATCGCCTAGGAGTTGACAAATTACCAATAGACGTTGCATTTCCGCTAGCAATAGCAAACGGAAATTTATCAATTATAGAACGCCCAAACTCTGAAGGAACTGTAGGATATATGTTAGACTCAGCACTAGGCATAATTCCAAACGCCACAAAACCTTCAGTAGAGCTTCCTGTACCAGTTTTATACCCAGGAGAAGTTAAATCTCCTACATCCGCGGATGTTCCGCCTGCTATAGCAAACGGAAATTTCTGAATTGCAGATATCCCAGGTATACCACCTACCACAAAACCATTATTTTCATCTTCAAGACCACCTGCATAATTTACATTTATCACTAGATCACCTACGTCAGTTGCAGTACCTCCAGCAATAGAAAATGGGAATTTATCTATCTTTGTAACCGAGGGTGCTCCTCCTGCTATAAAACCATCGGTGGAAGAGCTATGACCAGAACTTTGATATCGACCGCTGCTTAAATCCCCTACATCTGTAGCCGTACCGCCTGCTATAGCAAATGGAAACTTTTCAATATTTAAACGGGATGCCGTAGGAAAGCCACCACAATGAAAACCATCAGTAGAGCTGCTAGCCCCTGTAGCATATACTACTGGTTGGGTAACATCTCCAGCATCAACTGCGGTACCTTCTAAGATAGCAAATGGAAACCTTTGTATTGTAGTAGTGTAGCTAGGTGCAGGACCACCAGATACAAAACCAGCAACTGTACCTGTTAAAGGAGAATTTTCTGCTGTTAGCTCAACTCCAGGTGTACCAATTACCACGCGACTAGTTTTTATCTTTTCGCTAAAAACTCCGCTCTCATCATCATTAAGAGAAGCTGGTCCAGAGAAGAAACCCATTATAAATCCGCCGTATTAGTTGATGGAAATACCCTACCAGGACCCCATATGATTCTCACAGCACCACCACCACCATTTTGGTTACTAGCGGTATTACCGTTTCTTATATTATTGGAAGATCCACCACCACCGCCGCCAAAAACACCACCTACTAGTGAGCCTCCATCGACAAAGTCTCCATTACCACCACCGGAACCTCCAGCACCAGCGGTAGACCCTGAAGCGCCCTCTCCATAGATACCTACACCGCCACCGCCGCCAGAAAAGTTAACAGAAGTTCCACCATCTCCACTAGCTCCGCCGCCACCAGAACCTTGATTGAAAGAATTATGAGAGCCATTTCCACCATCTCCAGAATAGCCGCCAGCTCCACCGCCACCGCAGCCCCCCTGGCCTGAGGAAACTGTATTAATACAATCACCACCGTTACCACCACCAGCAGTACCATAAGCGCTAGAAACAAAATATGTACCGCCGTCTATTGTTGTATTGTATCTACCTGGATTACCACCGCCGGCGTTACAAGTGGTAGCGTCTATAAAATAGCTATCTCCTCCAGCAGAAGATCCGGTACTAAATTGACCACCACCACCAGCAGCTCCCACTACGACTGTATAAGAGTTTCCAGGAGTCACTGGGATTTCATTAACCCAAGCTAAGGCTCCACCACCACCACCATTCATAGAGAAAGTATTAGTTGATCCTGTATTATTATAATACATACCACCTCCACCACCACCAACGCATACTACACTTACTAGGCTAACCCCTGCTGGAGCTGTCCAAGAATATGTTCCAGGTGATGTATATTCTTGCTGACCAACAGGAGCATCAGGGTCAAATGGAATTCCTAAATCAGTATCTTTGCTTTTAAAATAAAAGTGCGGATCCGCAGCATATACTTGACTAGTACTACCATCCGTATGAACAGATTTAACAATGGATTTTCCTATTACTTTAGGTCTCATTATACATCCGCCGTATTAGTTGATGGAAATGCGCGGCCTAGACCCCATATGATTCTCACAGCACCAGTACCGCCATCAAGCATGGTCTTTGTGCCGACTACTCCCCAGTCATCAGCAGCAGATCCACCTCCGCCACCACCAAAGTCTCCACCTCTAAAATTACTGCCTCCGAGCACCTTGGTATTATTACCATTACCGCCACCGGAACCTCCAGCACCAGCCGTAGATCCAGACGCGCCTTCACCGTAAATTCCTACGCCGCCACCGCCACCGGAAGTATTGTTGTCTGATGGATCTCCACCAGCTCCACCGCCACCGGATCCTGGACTGAATGCCGATCTGGCGCCATCACCTCCGTCACCAGAATATCCACCAGCACCACCCCCACTAGCAGGTCCAGTGCCAATGTTATTTAATGCGTCTCCGCCGTTACCACCACCAGATGTTCCGTAAGCGCCAGAAGCAGTATAAGTTCCCCCTGTACTAGTCTGACTGTATCTACCGTATCTTCCACCTCCACCTCTACAAGTGGTTGCATCTATAAAATAGCTGTCTCCTCCAGAAGTAGATCCAGCGGAATACGCGCCAGTTAATCCTTTATCACCTACTACAACTGTATAGGAGTTTCCAGGGGTTACAGGAATATCGTTAACCCAGGCCAAGCCACCTCCACCTCCGCCATTCATTTGGAATGTACTAGTAGTAGAGCCAGCTCCGTAATACATACCACCTCCACCACCACCAACGCATACTACGCAAACAGATGTAACTCCGGCTGGAGCAGTCCAAGAATAAGTACCTGGAGTTATATATTCTTGCTGGCCAGAAGGAGAATCAGGATCAAAGGCAAATTGCCAGTTATCTTCTAATAGTCTTTCATAATGTCTGTTAACATGCCACACTCCACCACAGCTATCTGAAGATGAGCCTCGAGCGTCAGGTCCTATTAAACAAGCATTAATATCAAATTTCATTTAAGCGTCCGAGATAATCTCGTATGAGCACACAGCATGTATAAAACCATTTACACTTGACTGTAACTGTAAAGCGTCGTTTTCTTCTAGGTATATTGAGTTATCCTTAGATATTAACACTAAAGAAGAAGCATCTGGTACTACTAACCCTTGAGCAAGGTATACATCTGTTCCTGTCCCCTTGTTAATATATGCAGTAATAGATCCTGGCCTATCTTCTGAATCTCTGTTTGCTACCATTAGAGTGTTTATTTTTAAAACCTGATTAGTGGAAGCAGTAATCATAGATGTTAAGCTAGTATCAACATCCATAGTAGATAGCTTACCATATACACTAGTTACATTAACAATATTAGGATTTGCCATTTATTTTTCCTTTAACCAAAAACCATTGCCATAGCAATTGCTAAACCAGCGCCACCAGTAGCTCCAGTATCTCCTCTAGGGATTTGAAAATCAAAAACCGCTGCACCTGAAGTTCCGCTGTTAGTAACCGTTGCACTAGAGCCAGCAGCACCTGTAGTTACAGAACCGACAGCTATGGTAGCAGCTGTACCGGTAGGTCCAGTAACCCCTGAGTTAATAACATACCAGTATCCCTTAGTAGCATCATATTCATAAATTACTTCACCAGAAATAGTAGTTACCTGATAAGTATCTCCATTATTGGGACTTGCTGGAAAATCAATTGCTGCCATTTTATGCTCCTTTTAT